ACAGTGTCCAAGAATCGACCCTCATCAGACCCATTAATGACATAACTATCTGCTCCTAACTCATCACACAATGCTTTTGCTATTGTGGTTTTACCTACACCCGCAGACCCAGAGAGCAAGAGGTTTGGTATCTCCCCTTGCTCTAAGAATCCTTTGAATACCTGCTTAGTATCTTCGGGTAGTATGCATTCTTCAATTGTTCTTGGTCTATACTTCTCTACCCATAGAAACATTATTTAAGGCTCCAATGCTATGAAATAATTCAACTCACTATGTGATATTGAGTTGAAGTTAGCAATGTTTTTATTGCTAATTGTCACATGATAGGATGCATCTACCAACTTAAGATTCTCTACCTTGAAACAGTAGCAGAATTCTTGACGATCTGGTGTCAATTTGTAATTTGGACCACCTTCTTCTCTAGGTGACTGATCAAAGACAACCTTCTTAAGAGGTAATGAGAATACATTAGAGGTATTATTCTTCTTGTCTCTTACACAAATACTATACTCCTGAGCATACCCATTGATACATAGATCTTCAACACCATATACCTTCGCTGCCTGTAACAACTGTTGTGTATCAGTCTGTGGAAGATCAAACATTATTTCCACTTGAGGAAGATTAGGATTGAATTCAGGTGGTCTAACAATGATCTCAGGATCACTGTAATAAAATACAGTCTTACCCTTTGTATCCTCATCATAGATTATTACCTTCTTATCATCAGGGAAGTGTAACCATGGCTTCTTGAATAAAGATAATGCTCCTAAGAATAATGGTAAATCATAGATCGCCATCTGCTCTGGAATATTCTCAGCAATAGCACCCATCGCAATAATATTCTTATTGACTGACATGGTTTGTAACGATTTACCAGACTCAATAAGGATAGACTTATTAATGGTACTGAAATTTCTCAGTAAATCAATGGTCTTTTTACTTAACTGGATGTGTGTTCTAGGATCTTTGATCTCAGTCATAATCTATAAATTTTTCTGGTGTTGATGGTGGGACTTCTTTATCATCAGGATACGTGGTACCTGAGAAGTAATATAATAGTATAGCATAGTGAATGATTTTTAACACATCCTGTTTATGCTGATTCTTTTTCTTGTAACGAGCAGCATATTTAATAATATTTGATTGGCAGAAGTGCTCTGCTGATCCTATAGCATCAAGGAGGTCCAGAGTCTGGACATCCTTCTCCTCGTTAGAGTAGTGAGATCGGTAGGTGGAGAGGATATAATCCTTCACCACCTTGATCGTATCGTCTTCTCTGTATTTCATACAGTTAGTATATCAGTTGGCTAGTATTGTGTCAAGGCTCTCGATGTCAACCTCACTGTCTATCTTATCATACAATTCTAAGAATGACCTCTTTGTTTCGTCATCGAAACGATTCAAGCATACTTGGATCGCCTTAACTCTGTCAGAGAATATAGCATATGCTCTGATTATATGCACCAATCTACGTGTTGAGATAACTTCATCCACTCCACCGTCTTTAAAAGTTTTACGGATGATCTCTGCCCATGCAGTTAGGTTAGCAATATACTTATCATCGCAGCAGTCTAACTCTTTGCAATAGTTATTGAGCATTCTAACCTCAGTCTGTGCTTTAGGATACTCTTGCTCAAATGTAATAGGGAATCTCTCTAAGAATGCTTCATTTAATACATTGGTACCAATGAATCTACCGTCCTCAGATCCTTTACCCTTAGTGTTAGCAGTAGCAACCACTGTGAATCCTTTAGCAGGTCTTACATAACGACCTACCTTCTTTAGAAACACACCGTTGCCTTCAAGGATGGATTGTAAGCATAAGATTTTATTAGAAGCAAGGTCAATTTCGTCGAGTAACAAGACTGATCCTCTCTCCAATGCCTCGATGACAGGTCCATTATGCCAAACAGTGTTCCCATCCACAAGCCTAAACCCACCAATAAGATCGTCTTCATCAGTCTCCACTGTAATGTTTACTCGGATAAGATCCCTCTTTGCCTGAGCACAGGCTTGCTCTACACCAAAGGTCTTACCGTTACCTGATAGACCAGTGATGAAGATCGGATAAAAGATCTTAGATGTAAAGATCTTCTTAAGGTCATTGAAGTTACCGAATGGTACAAAATGACTATCTCTCTCTGGGATCAATGACTTAACCTCTGTTGCTACTAAGGATACTGTCTTCTCTAGTTGCTCTTTAGCTTCTGCAACAGTGAGATCCCAGACTCCTCTCTTTACTTTAAATTCTGATAAGTATTTCGACACTGTTTGGTATGCTAGGTTGAAATTGCTGCAAGCATCTTCCAATTGAGGTGTCTTTACATTTACTCCATACTTCCCTACAAGGTAATCACGAAGGTCTTTTGTTGTTACTGTTAATTTAGTTGGCATGATTGTTTTGTTTCTATACCATTATTATACTGTTAAATCTACAGGTTGTGTAGGTAACCATGACGGTTTCTTATCTGGCACACGCAAATAATTATCCAACACCCATGGCTTTGTAGCAAGATATATGCGATAAGCAGTAACAGTATCGATACGATCATCATACTTTAATGCATCAGGCATTGCCCTAACAAAAGGAGTATGCTTTTCAGGACATCCATTCTCCATTTGTGTCAGTGCAGCTAGTCTGATACTACGCTCACATGCATGTACCTTACCATAACGTGATGTATATTCATTACACAATGATATACCATGCTGAAATAACCACTGTAAATTATCAGCAGACTCTGCTGCCCACTTGGTACATGGGTGATTTCTAAATGCACCTCTCTCTACATTGTATGGAGTGCCATCAGTCTTTAATACTGGACCTACATTCCAATACCACTTACTAAAGACCAACGAAATCATCTGGGTGGTCTCCAGTGGCATCTTAACTATGTGTTTGTCTGGTAGAGAGAATGCTGCTAGTGCTGGATCCTCATCTACTGCAAAAATATTCATTGCATTAACCCAAAACTTAATGTGCACCTAGGACTAAGGACTTTTGGTTTATGAAAGACACCTTCTGGTATGAATAGACTATCACCTGGATTTAAAGTATATGAAGGCATATTGTCAAATTCATACTCCATACAACCTATAGCCTGTACTAGTAATACATCCTTATCATCACAGTGTCTACCATGTGAACAACTATCTTTGCAAAATGAAACATATGTATCACAGTCACAGTAACCATACTTCTTTTCAAGATCTGGTCTCACTGTGTTGACTGCATCTAACATCGTGCCAAAGAATTTACTATTCTGACCTATAATACCCACTCTGGGAAAATGAGCTCTTGATCCTGAGACCTGTAGAGCGTGAGTTGTTTCAGTAAACTCACTCTCTAATTTTTTAATGACATCATCCCATGTCACATTGATATTATAGTGATCCTTTTTATATAAAATCATGCTATCTGTAGAATAAATGATGATAAGATCTTCTTATTGTTTGCCTTACCCTTAAGAGACTTAGCAAATGCTCTCTTAATGTCTGCCTTTGAATCAGACTTAGGCTCGAATTCAACATCCATATTTAGATTCTTATTGTTTAAGAAGTAAAGCTCTTGATACCCTCTGATAGGAGCAGCAATGGCCTTATTCTTAGTGAATTCTTTCTTCATCCTATCTATCTTATCATGCTTTGGCCAAAATGCATCCTCAAGATACCTATTAACGTCACGATTAGATGCAATTCTAAATCCTAGGAAGTTACACTGAGGGAAACGACCCTTAAGATACCTTAGAAGTTGATCAGTTGTGGTGCATCCACCTTGTCCACCATGCTTATTTGGTGCATATGTGCGTCCAGTCTTTCTATCTCTGATATGTGTATTGTATCGGATGCAAGATCTATTGATTGTTTCTTCACCTCTCCACTCAGACTTCCTCCACTCTCCTGAATATGCTGCTTCACCATCAGATAAGATTGCAACATGCACCTTCTCAACCTTAGTCTTAGCACGAAACTCTGGTATAAGAGTCTTAAGACAAACAACTGCTTCATTTAATGGAGTGCCACCCAACTGCAAGTGATGTGGTAGAGCATCAGGGACATTGATAGTTGTATCATCAGGACGATTCCAAGGGTTACGATATCTGTAAGAATACCTATAGTTATACATGTATGTTACTCTGAATAGATCCCTAGCATAAGTATCAAACTTTTGGTTATTCAACTTACTATTCAAGAAGTTTAGAAGGAAGAAGTTAGAAGGGACATGGAAGTTACCATCTTTCTTAACCCTATCTTCCCACTCTTTCTCATTCCAACCCTCTGGAAAATGACTGCCATCCTGAATGAATGCGTAGACCTCAAAAGGAATACCTGCTTTACGACAGAAGAGACACAATGATAGTAATTGCTTGTATGTGTCATGGATAATATCTGCCATTGATCCAGACCAGTCTAGTAGGAAAATCATTCCATGATTCTTACCATCAGGTCTTACTGTTACCTTCTTAAATAGATCCTCACTAAACTTATAGGTGTGAAGTTTAGCAGTATCAAGGACACCAGTCTTCGCTATACTCTCACGTGAATATGAAGTTGCTGCTTTCTTCATCTCAAACTCCTTAGCAAGGTAGTTTACCTCACGTGAGCAATCTCTCTTAAACTTACGATACTCAGCATCAAGATCAGTCCAGTCTAACTCTCTGTAAAAATCATACTCCTTGTTAGTATACTGCTCATGACCCCAATACTCATTGTTTAACTCATGAATTCTATGAGGACTAACAACATGGTGATTAGTATCTACAAAAGGAATCTCAATATACTTTGGACGGTCTGACTCATTCATCTGTGCTTGCTGCTTGAGGTTATCTGATAGTGCTGAGTCAGTAATAGACTCTAGATTATCTACACTCTCAGTGCCACCTCTCCTACCTAATCCCTCGGAAGAATCACTGCTCTCACCCTCCTCTGGATTGCCTTGATTTTGCCCTTTGCTTTCTGGACCATCCGCTTCACCTTCTTCACTGCTAGTTTCTCCTGTGGAAGGACCACTGGTTCCATCAATATTAAAGTCCTCTGTATCCAGTGAATCAGTAGCAGGGGCCTCAAGTTTCTCCTCTTCTTTCTTTGCTTTCTCATAGTTAAAAATTGCTTCAGCAGCACTCATTGCTTCTTCAAAGGTCTCTGTGTCTCCTACAGCGTCTCTGAGGAGTGTCTCAGCGTCATTAAATGGAATCATATGATATGATCCGATCTTATAGTATAGGTTTACTCTGTCAATGAGATTCAAATCACCTAAACTTATACTTCCTACACTAAAGAAGTCATCTTCATTGAGTCTCTTATATCCTTCAAAGAAATCTTTAGCAAGACCAGGAAACTTACGCTTCATTAACTTCTCAATCCTAGCATCCTCTGTAATATTGATGTAGGACTTAGGGACTGGCATATCTTTCCATTCTGCGTTGGGTGTGAAGAGTGCGTGACCTACCTCGTGACCCACCAACATATTATATACTCTCTCTGTAACATCCCATATAGGAAGTACCAATACTCTGCGGTCTACATCAAATGATGCTGTCTCTACAACCCTATGCTCAACGATTAGATTCTCTGTTGCGAGTAATTTGGCAAGTGTGCCTTTGACTTCCTGTGATGACATGCTGTTTTCCGTGTATGTATACATTATAATAGGAAACCCTCCGCTTGGGAGGGTTAAGTAGACACTTCTTCAAGTGTCTGCGTCTGTCACGTGCTGATCGGAGTGCTTGCGGTTTAAGATGACGCTTCGCCTCCTTCTTACTATGATGTTGCCAGTTTGGAAAAATCATTTGCCTTGCTGAATCGGAGGGTTTTCTCAAATTTATCAAGAAGTAGCTCCCCTTTGTGGGAAATGACAAATAAATTAACATT